GGTGTAATAGTAGGGGTTACGGTTGGGGTAATGGTTGGTGTAACACTGGTTGAAGGAGTAACCGTAGGAGTTATAGTTGGGGTAACAGTTGGTGTAACACTGGTTGAAGGAGTAACCGTAGGAGTTATAGTTGGGGTAATTGTTGGGGTTATAGTTGGCGTTACTGAAGTACTTGGTGTTTGAGTTGGTGTAACAGTCGGTGTGATAGTAGGTGTAACACTAGTTGAGGGGGTTACTGTAGGAGTAACAGTTGATGTGATTGTAGGTGTAACAGAAGTCGATGGGGTAACGGTTGGAGTAATAGTGGGGGTTATAGTTGGTGTTACCGATGTAGAAGGGGTTACAGTAGGTGTAATGGTTGGTGTTATAGTTGGTGTAATGGTAGGAGTTACACTAGTAGATGGAGTAATTGTCGGAGTTATAGTAGGTGTTACAGTAGGAGTAACAGAAGTTGAAGGTGTTACGGTTGGTGTTACGGTTGAAGTAACAGTTGGAGTAATAGTAGGGGTAACACTTGTTGATGGTGTAACCGTGGGGGTGATTGTTGATGTTACTGTGGGGGTAATTGTTGGGGTTATAGTTGGCGTTACTGAAGTACTTGGTGTTTGAGTTGGTGTAACAGTCGGTGTAATTGTAGGTGTTACTGAGGTGCTTGGGGTTACGGTTGGTGTCACAGTTACAGTTACTGTAGGTGTAACAGAAGTTGAAGGTGTTACAGTTGGTGTGGTGGTAGGTGTTACAGTTGGTGTAACTGATGTAGATGGTGTTACAGTAGGAGTGATAGTTGGTGTTATAGTTGGTGTTATAGTTGGTGTTACTGATGTAGATGAGGTAACGGTTGGAGTGACTGTAGGAGTAATAGTCGGTGTTATAGTTGGTGTTATTGAAGTTGACGGAGTTGTGGTTGGGGTAATTGTAGGAGTTACCGATGTTGACGGTGTGATAGTGGGTGTAATCGTAGGTGTAACGGTTGGGGTCACTGAGGTACTTGGGGTAATGGTAGGTGTTACTGTAGGAGTAATAGTCGGTGTTATAGTTGGTGTTATTGAAGTTGACGGAGTTGTGGTTGGGGTAATTGTGGGTGTGATTGTTGGTGTAACAGTCGCAGTAACACTGGTTGAAGGGGTGACAGTTGGGGTAACTGTTGGTGTGATGGTAGGTGTAACACTTGTTGAAGGTGTTACTGTTGGAGTGACGGTAGGAGTTATAGTAGGGGTAACAGTAGGTGTAACTGATGTACTAGGTGTTCTTGTTGGGGTAATAGTTGGTGTAATTGTGGGGGTAATTGTGGGGGTTACTGATGTGGATGGGGTTACAGTAGGGGTAATTGTTGGAGTTATAGTTGGGGTAACAGAAGTAGACGGTGTTACGGTTGGTGTGGTGGTAGGAGTTATGGTGGGAGTTACCGATGTTGATGGGGTGATGGTTGGGGTGGTGGTTGGAGTAACAGAGGTCGACGGTGTAACTGTAGGAGTTACGGTAGGTGTAACTGTTGGGGTAACGGATGTACTTGGTGTTACCGTAGAAGTTACAGTTGGTGTGATTGTAGGTGTTATTGATGTAGAAGGGGTTACTGTTGGAGTAATAGTAGGTGTAATGGTAGGGGTGATGGTTGGTGTTACCGATGTAGATGGAGTTACTGTTGGAGTAATTGTCGGAGTTATAGTTGGTGTTACTGAGGTACTTGGAGTTTGAGTTGGGGTTATGGTTGGGGTTACTGTCGGTGTAACACTAGTTGAAGGAGTTACTGTAGGCGTAATAGTAGGAGTAATCGTAGGTGTTACGGTCGGAGTAACAGAAGTAGATGACGTTTGAGTTGGTGTTATGGTGGGTGTAATTGTTGGTGTTACAGTTGGTGTTACACTAGTGGATGGTGTAACTGTTGGGGTAATAGTTGGTGTAATCGTAGGAGTTACACTATTTGAAGGAGTTACTGTGGGTGTTATAGTTGGTGTAACAGTAGGTGTTATCGATGTACTTGGAGTCTGTGTTGGAGTTACGGTAGGTGTAACGGTTGGGGTTACTGATGTACTTGGGGTAACGGTTGGAGTTACAGTTGGTGTTATGGTCGGAGTAACTGATGTACTTGGTGTAATAGTGGGTGTAACTGTTGGTGTTACGGTTGGAGTAATTGATGTTGATGGGGTTATGGTTGGAGTTATGGTTGGTGTAATTGTAGGAGATATGGTAGGAGTTACACTTGTACTAGGTGTTACTGTTGGTGTGATAGTAGGGGTAATGGTTGGTGTAACCGTTGGTGTTACCGAAGTAGACGGGGTTACGGTCGGAGTAATAGTCGGTGTTACAGTAGGTGTAACACTAGTTGAAGGGGTTACTGTAGGAGTAACAGTTGGTGTGATTGTAGGTGTAACTGATGTACTTGGGGTTACTGTTGGAGTAATAGTAGGGGTTACGGTTGGTGTAACACTAGATGATGGAGTTACTGTAGGGGTGATGGTTGGTGTTATGGTTGGTGTTACAGTAGGTGTAACTGATGTACTTGGGGTAATAGTAGGAGTTATAGTAGGTGTAACTGTAGGAGTAACAGAGGTACTTGGAGTTTGAGTTGGAGTTACTGTTGGTGTTATAGTTGGTGTTACACTATTGGATGGTGTAACTGTTGGGGTAATAGTTGGTGTTATAGTTGGAGTTAAGGTTGGAGTTACGGTAGGTGTTAAGGTTGGCGTTTCTGAGGGTGTATTTGTTGGAGTTGTGGTTGGTGTGATTGTAGGTGTTAAAGTTGGTGTTTCTGAAGGTGTATTTGTTGGAGTTGTGGTTGGTGTGATTGTAGGTGTTAAAGTTGGTGTTTCTGAAGGTGTATTTGTTGGAGTTGTACTCGGAGTCTCGCTTGGTGTGATAGATGGTGTTATGGTTGGTGTAATAGTTGGGGTCACGGATGCGGAAGGTGTGACTGTAGGGCTAACGGTAGGTATAATAGATGGAGTTACACTTGGTGTAATAGTTGGGGTCACGGATGCGGAAGGTGTGACTGTAGGGCTAACGGTAGGTATAATAGATGGAGTTACACTTGGTGTAGGTGTGATTGTTGGGGTGATTGTAACAGTAGGTGTAATAGATGGGGTTCTTGTTGGTGTAGGAGTAATAGATGGTGTAATTGTGGGTGTAGGAGTAAGGGTTGGGGTAAGAGTTGGGGTTGGTGTAACAGATGGTGATAGGCACGGAATTTCCGCAACACATGTCTTATCCTGTGTTGGAAAATAAACGGAATACGTACCTAAATAATAATTTGTATCGTAATAATATGGCATTACAACGGTACCTAAATTAATGGTACCGCCAGTACAAGGGTAAAATGTAATAACACCAATTTCACCATCGAAATTACCTGTGTTTATTTTTATTAATGCCATCTATATCTACAGTCTTATCTATATGTATTTTTATTATAAAAATATACCGAATTATTTGTAATTTGTCAACGTCTATTTTTATAGTATTTATCATACACAATCAAAAATCGGATTACTTAATTCTTGGTTAGTCGGTTCTGTAGGGCAATTGTTAGCATCGATATAGTACTGTCCTTTGTTAAATCCTATATTCGGATGATGGTTGTATGTGTGTTTCATAAGAATTTGTTCGTTTGTGTTTCCATCAAACAATACCACAAATTCGTCTGTGATTGGATTATCCTCAAGCTCAAAATTTATATTGAAGTAAAGTCCTGTGTCGCAGTAATTTAAGTCGACATCAATTACTTCAATTAATTCTCCGTATTGGTTAATTAAATAGTCACCGTGATTGTATAATTCTTTTGGGTGGTCACAACAAGGTTCAACAAAATCTGTTGGTTTTTTCTGTAGTTCTTCAGGAAATCTATCATCAAAAAAGTAGATACTGTTTGTTGGGGTACCGAAATTTTCAACAATTCTATTTGTGTAAACCCTTAATTGTGTTGTTGGTAAAACTTCAAAAACTTCATAATTGTTACTTGAAGTTAAACCGGTAATAATACTTTTTTTAACTGAAGCCAAACATTCAATGTCCGTGACTTCAAGTTTTTGGTAATTAAATGTGAATGAATATCCTGAATTTGGTCCATCAACAATTTGTTGGTGTGTGTAATCTGTACACGATTTATAAGATGCGGATAAAACATACTCACCAACGTTCAAATCACAAACACTTTTACCACTTATTGTCCCACCACTGATGTAAGATTCTATATCATCACTAGTGGTTTGACTATTAATTGTTAAACCAGTGTTTACTACTAAAACAATTGAATCACATTTTACTCCGTAATTGAAATTAGATTTGTATTCTACTTTTGGTTGAATAGTGTAACCCGTGTAATTGTCACAATAAGTTGCACCTGATAAGATTGAGATTGGGTTGGAGTATGTTCCTTGATAAGCAACAATACCAAATAATTCTACGTGACTTTTACCACTTGGTGATGGGCACGGGTCGTGTTCTATTTTCCCTTGTAGTCCCTCAATTTTAAATTTAACTTCTTTGTTTGCCGCATCAACAATATTAAAATCAATAACATCGTTTTCAGAAACGCCAGTTAATTTATAAGTACAATCGTTGATTTTTTGTATGTAAACATCAGCATTCTGGTTTGTTCCACTTACACAATTCGCGTAAATATGAAATGGCCAATCAGAACCTTGTTGTATACCTGTTTTAAATCCAATTACTTCAAAATACACGTCACTAACTAAAGTACATCCAGTTGGTGGTTCGCAAAACTTTTCATTATCTGTGTAAACACGTACACTTATTCCATTAGTATTTTTTGTAACGTTGTAATCCGCTTCAAAACGGTAATCAAAATATTCATTAACAGAGCAATTATTTGGTCCTAATTTTACGGAAGAAAATTTTACCTTTTCAACACCGTTTTCATCTGTGAATGTGTTATATTTTATTAAAGGAATTGTTTCTACAACATATGTTTGACCAGTGGTTCCTGTAAAAGGCGCATATGGTTCATACCCCGCACTATTTCTTGTTATATTAATTTCAGAAATTAATTCAGACAAAGAATTTAACCATAATTCTTTAATTTTGGTTACGTCAGGTTCTAAATAATTTTTGTAATCACAAATCAAGGACAAATTAGATGTATCTCCACTTGTCACCCCACTTGTACAACCCGTAAATGGTTGTGGGTCAAATAATTTAGCACTATTTGTAGTGTTACTTGTTCCACTAACAATCACATACATTGATGAGGTTAAACCTGAATAATCTGCACCTCCATATACGACACCATCGATTTCCACGACAGGGTAATAGGTGACTCCAGTTAGATTTATAAGACCTCTAAAATTATTTTCTTCCCCTAAAATATTTTCTAAATCTTCCTCAATTACATTTTCAAAATCAGGATATAATTCTTCAATAAATTCTAATGGTTGACAGTCATATTTGTATTGATATTTTGGTCTACCGAATACATTGTTTTCAATTAAATTACCTCCTGTCCATAAAGTGGTTGATGGTACTAATTGTTCAACTAACTGAGCCCAATATGGGGATAATTTATTTACAAACTCAACAACATTAATTTGATAATAAGGTGTAAAACCTGTGGTTTGTGAAATGTAGTCTCTATAAACGTCCTCTAATTGAATATAATTTTTTTTATAACGAATTTTGTTAGAATTTGTTACAAGTCCATGAATAAAGGTGTCTAAAAATTCCGCATATGTTTTTCCTGTTTGGGGTGGTAATGTACTTGTACCAAAACTAATTAGTAAATCCCTACTTTGTCTGTATATGTCATAATCAATACCTCGAGAAGACGAAATATAAATACCAATATTTTTTCTATTAAGGATTAATAGGGAGTCATCCTCCACCATTTGTCCTTTACTATTGTCAACATCAGGTACTAATTCATATCCTGTATCTAAACCGGGTAATGTTCTATATAAATCAAAATAATCTTCACCGTAAGTGTATCCTTTGTTTTTTGTTTTTAAGGTTTTAGTTATACCTGTTAGTGTTGAATTTTCGGTGTCTAAAACTAAAGGTGAACGATGGTTTAAAGTGATATCGTACCAACCTGAACCTTTCTCAAAGAATATACCTTCATTTGCATTGTACGCTCTTCTTGGTAACCCTGTTGTTTCGTCAACAGGATACCCATCTCTATCAAAAGTTGTGGATGCACTGTATGTAATATTACTGTATGTGAAACCGGTTGTGTCAAATACTGCATATGAGTATGTCTTATTACCTTGAATTGCATCGTATATATCCTGTTGTAAATCGAAGCTTGCTGGTATCGATTTAACTTTGTAAACATATTCGTCAATCTTAATTAAAGGTTCCGGCGCCCCCAAGAATTTTAAGAAAAAGTCGATGGATGCTCTTGTCCCTTTTGATTTATATATGTGAGCGAGATTAATTAATAATCTTCTATAAAATTCATATTCCGCCTCGACCAAATTTGTTCCGGTGGATACTCCATCATAATTTGATTGTAACCTTGTATAAAGTACGTCATCTAAATTTGTCTCATCAAACAAATTGAGGGTAGATAGACCCAAGTTTTCCGCTAAATTTTTTAATAAAACGTCGGGTAAATTATTAACTGAATCATAACTTACATTTCTCATGTAAGCTATGTTATCAATATACTTTTTTACCTTATCAAAACTTTGCCCATATAATTGAAAAACACTTTCAGCTCTTTTGTCTTCAGTGTCAAATTCAAATAATTGAGGTGCTGCTAAAAATCTAATCATTAGATTAGATTTATAATCATCAACCTCGTCTGCAATATCTTTTAAAGACGATACATACAATTCGTAATCTATACCTGTAATCTGAATGTTATACCCATCACTTGAAACAGGCCAAGATGTTACAACATCAGCTAAAACCGTTTTTGTATTGTCCGAACTATCTTTTGGAACTTTGAAAGTTGAGGTATAAATTGGGGATGTTTCACGATTTAATAATGATTCCTCTAAATCGTCTAACCCTTCAAAAAACTCCTCAACTAAACCATCATTTGGTCTGATGAGTAAATTTTGAGAATATGTAGAACCAGTGAACGGTTTACCATAAACTCTTAGAAAAATAAGATTGTTGGTATTAGGTTCTGTGTAATCTAATATTGGAAAAGGTGTGTTGTTTGTGACCACAACATATTTTGTAAAAGATGAATAGAAATTTCTTAATTCATTTTCTGATTCTGGTTTCACTACAGAATTTGGTTCAACAAATACTAAATCAAAAGGATTAAATATTTTACTTCTTTCAACATAAAAAGTAGTGGTATTGGTGCTATCATTATAAGTTATACCACTGGCACTAAAGTTAGAGTTACCAATCGGACTTTGCGCCTGAATTGATATTCCACTTGGGAACTTTTGAATTATTTTGGTTAAAGAAACTAAAATTCTACTCTTAAGAGAACCGAATAGTGACTTATCAGCGTATTTTTTGTTACCCTTAAACCTTACTTCATCTGTTCTTCTTTTTTTGGGTGTAGTTGAAGTTGTTTGTATTCCTTCAACCTCTTTTAATGTGTCTAAAGTTAAAAATTGTGAAAATGGGTTAGTGGTAAAATTTTTGGAATCTTTATCAGGGATTACCTTATCGAGCGCAAAAACGGTGTTGGTTAATGCAGATGTACCATCGGTTATCTGTCTACCAACTAAAAAATCATTAAATGTTTCCGCTCCGCTTGACGCTTGACTTGGTACTTTCCTTTTTGCCATTAGATTTCTGTAATAGTATCAAAGTTTAAGGTTTCATCTACATCACCTCTTTCTTCACGAATCTCATATAATGTTTCATTAAATTCATCTTTGACTTCGTAAAGATTGTATTGTCTGTAGATATTATTATTGTTGTCATAAATGGTATAGATACCTTGTGAAACCGCCTTACTTTGATTACCATACAATGCGTGTGCTAATGTTGATGCGTCGTGTTCAACCATTTCAATTTCTATTGTGGTTGGGTTTAAATATGTGTTTGTTAATATGATTTTTTGTGAAGGGACTCCAATAAATGGCACCGTATTGGGTTTATTGGTTGGTGCGGATGATGGTGTTACAGTTAAAAACATCAAATTTGTTGATTGTTCACTATATTGGTATCTTATTGCTTTTTGTGATGTGCTCGTTAAGTTTGAAACAATCGGAGTACAATAAAAAGACGAAGTCACAATTCTATAAAAGTTCGGTATTTTTTTACTATCAGAAGAATTTATATATTCAACTCGGTATCCAACTAAACCTTGTGGTGTAAATTTATTTCTGTCTTCAGCGGGGACATTTGATAAATCAATAACTAATCCTCTAACTGACGGTAGAGACGCTAAAATTCCACAATCAGTTATTGAAGTTCTAATCTGTTTTGGTCTTATGTGTAATGTATAAACACCTAAATCCGCAAAATCATCTGCGGTTAACTTTAAGTTATATAGTCCACCTAAAATTTCAACATTTGGTGCTGAGACATCATCTGTTGTATCTGTATTGTGATAAACAGGTGTTAATACTTCAGCTGAACTTAATCTTTTAAGTGTTACAGTTGAGGTGCTGTTTCTATCCGCAACGTAATGAAAATAAATTTCAACGTCCTCAGGGGATACATCTGATGGTCTAATTATACCGTAACTACCGACTGCCATGTTTTTTTAATAATAAATATGAAAATTATTGTTTTCTAATATTAAAATATCCGTTTCCATAAATTGATAATTCTCCTGTGTTTTCAATTTCAGATAATCTAAGTGTTTTTTCCATCACGCCTTGTTTACCTCTCTCAACGAAAATATCCGAATAAATTACCGGTTCGTCAATGAATCCTAAGAAATGTTCATTTCTCGTAATCATTTTATTTATAACCTCTTCTTTTGTGAAACCTGAAGTTGTACCAGTAATTGTGGTTACACCATCTTCAAAATCTTGATAATATAAATTATCAATCGTATATGCACTGTAAGCAATACCGTTTAGTGAACCTGTGGTTACACCTGAATATGTATTTGAACCATAGAGTTTTAGTTCACTAATTCTACTCTTACCAATCGCAGCATAAGTGAAGTTTGTATATCCTGTATACGTTCCATTGTATTCCAAATCATTTAAATAATTTTGTGACTGACCTGTGATAGTTGTATAAGGTATTGTGAATCCTGAGAATGTACCCAAAGGATTAACGACAGTTGTATTTGATGGGATTTGAATTGTTTTTTTAGTTTCAAATTGACTCCATGGTGTGTTTATTGAAATTGATATTGTTGTTTGTCCTGTTGACGAGTAGGTTTTTGAGGTGGTGATATTTGTTGAGGTTAAAATACTTGTTGTTCCGTCTCCCCAATCAACTGTAAAATCTATAAAATGAATCTCAGAAACTTTTGATGTGTCTACTGTATTATAAACTTGTACTGTGTTACCTGTTTGTGTGTATGAGAAATTACAGATTTGTTCAACTTGTTCCATTTGACCGTCGAACCCAACCATGACACCCATTTCGTCAATGTGTGTTTCTAAAAATATTGGTAACATATGTTCACCGTACGCTTCTCCTTTAGTGATATTTTCCCATGAATACAATTCAAGTGTTAAATCACAACCAGTGTCACCATAAGAATTACTTGGTATTGTATTTCCTGTCCACACATAATATCCCGAAGATACTGTACCACCTGTAACATTATATATAATAAAACCATCTAATGGGTCCAAATATTTTGATTCAGTCCAAGATATTAAATTACCAAAACTATTATACCAATATGGACCATCATTTGAATATAATTTTACTTCAGGAATATTTTTCCTAAGTACTTCATACTTTGTTGGTGATTTAATGTCCATTATTGTTTTCTCTCATAAAAATTTATTGGGGTATTTACTAATCCAACTCTTGAACCTATTGAACCGTTATAAGAGTATACGATATACGAGTAATAACTCCTATCTATAATTACTTTATAATAAACATCTTCTTCTTCAATAATCGGAACACCCGCAGCTTTAGACTTGTTCACAAAATCAATAACACTACCGTCTTTTGCATTATAATATTTTGCCGTCATGTAAAAAGTGTTACCGGTAATGTTTGTTTCACTAAATGGCGAATCATCGGTAAACCAAAAAAAGTACATGTTTTCAGTATTCCTATAATTTGAACCCGTAAAAACAGGTACGTACACATAATCATTCAATGGTAATGTTGAACCAGTTGGGGTTCCTGTATAAAACACTCTTTCACCCAACGGGAGTGATAAATTTTTTGCGAACACTAATCTTCTGTTTGTAAGATTTGGTGAACTGTCATTATTTGTTTTGTAAAACTCTAATCTAAAAAAACTCTCCGTTGATTGTTTTAACATTTTTGAATTTTCTTCAAAGGTTATTCCAACTTCCTCATAATTTTGACTATAATTACCTGACGTGTTTACAAAATAAAAACTATACCAAATATCTGTTTGTTGGAATGTGGTTCCCGATACCGCGGACGTTTGATTATATGGTGAATGGATATATCTAACTGTTTCATAATTTTCTGTTGGATTGATAATTTCATATAAAATTTCCTGTTCCATTTGTTCGGCACTATCAGTCCAACCTAAATCAGTTTTAAACATCTGATTAGATGGAATGATAATACTTTGGTCATTATTTTTAGCTAAAATTTTCATATCAACACTTAAATTTGTTTACATTTTTAACTAAATCCTGTTTATTAGTGTAAATGTTTTCATTTCGTAAATAGAAATTAATATCTGTTTTGACATAGTGGATATTATTAATAAATGGGTAATTTGTTCCAAACCCATCGGGGTCTATAAATCCGTGGTCATATAAATCTCTCCATTTCCACAAAGATTCATCTTCAAAATATTTTGCATTCTGTGGTAAACCATATACTTGATTTGTTTTGGATGTTTCAATATATGGTGAAAGTTGTCTCAGTTTAATTCTATGGTGCGGTTGATAAAATAGACCATACATATTAGTCATTGAACCTCCTGAAAACGAAACTGTCGAACCCGATTGTCCATAATCAAAGACAAATAATGGATTTGAAAATCTGTGAAATGATTCACTTATAATCCTTTCTCTTAATTCACCTCGGTTATATTCAACAAATGCCCCATGTAAAATTGTGTTTAATGGTAAATCGGTTCCACCGGTAAAATTATAGGTTGTGCTTCCTGTCCCTAAAGTAATTGTCTTTGAAAATCCTGTTGTTGTGATTGAGGTTTCTGTTGACCCCGTTCCGTTAAAATGTTTGTCCACCCAAGTATCATGAAAATTAAATTTCCAACCAACTTTAGGTGGATATTCAAAATAACCGTTTCTATTTGATAGGATTGTTGTCACATAAACATCTGTAGGTAAATAACCTAAATTATTTGTTAACCCTGTTAGGGTAAATGGTTGTTTGAAATCATAAATCAAAGATTCCATCATGTTTCTTTCAACCAAAACATCTGATTCTCCCGCACTATTTTCCAATAAGAGTTTTCTTTCGTTTTCCCATATTGAAGATTCAAAACCTATTTTATCTAAAATATAATCTTCTCTCTCGGTTAATGTTTTATGTTTGTGAACATAATAACTCGAAGTTGAGCCTGATATGTCATTTCTGTTTGTGCATCTTTTACCGAACACCACAGTTGATAATGTTGTCCCTGATGACATTTCAGATTTAGAAACTTCAAGTATATATTTTTCAGAATCATATATAGAATCACCAACACTAATTATTGAAAAGGTTCTACCACTAACGGGTATGGAGTTATTTAATGTCCCCCCACTTATCGTTATAAATTCACCCGAAGACATACCGTGTTCTACAGGGCTGGTTAATTTGAAAGAGTCTCCCGTGTCCTCAACTCTGAATGGTATACCATCACCACTTACAAAACTAAAAACGGTGTTACCGCTCAAAGTATATTTCATGGGGTAGTTTGAATCTTGTCCATAGACATAGGATAGGTAGATGTTCCAATTGTGATATGGTGCGTCAATACTTGATATCGGTACGTGTTGTGTTTCACCTGAATAGGTTACACTTGGTGTGTATAGAGTGAGTGAGGATATGGTTTGGACCGGATTTACTTGTCTAAGAACATCTTTTCTTAAAAACGCAAATTCTTGATACGGTAAAAATCCTGTAAAATCATTATTACTTCCGTCCCCAACTAAATATAAATTTTTCAAAAGAGGATTGTACTCTGAGGTACCACTATAAAGATTACGGAAAACCATTTTTAATTTTCCGTGGATTTTGTAGTTATTACTTTCGTTTCTTTCCTTATTAAATAATTCTGCATTACTTAATATAATGGTTCTGTCGCCTTCCCTTAACAGATTTTCAGTTTCATCTAAACCAACGCGAATTGTTTGGTCTTGATTAATTGAACCAAAAAATTTTTTAGAGGGTAATATAATTCTTTTTTTATCCATTATTCTGATGAAGGAAATGCGTCTTTAGGGCCAAATAATTTTATGAACTTATCGATTGCGGTTTTACCGGGTCTTAATCCAAAATAAAATAAGAAAGGTGTTGATAATATTTGTTTATTTCCCGTATAATTTACTTCTGTTGGTTTTAATATAAAATCAACATCAAAATTCCAAGATTTTGATGTCCATCCTCCTGTATCGCCAACTCTAATCCATAGTATTCCTGTAAGAGGAACCAAAGTTGTTCCTGAGGTGATGTGTAAAACAGTAAACCCTTCCTCTTGATTATTATAATTTAAGTGTACATCTGTTGTGTCTTCCACGTCAAACGTGTCGTCATTTACGTCCGCACCAACAATTGTGAAAGTGTCTCCACTATATGTTTTAGTCATGGGGAAAAGAAGGTAATCATACGTACTATCACCCGAAAACGCGTAGTTATAAGACATTCCTTGTAATCTTTGAGCGGCAACCGTTGCGTAGTCCCAAGATTGTCCATTTCCCTCACCAAATCCTTGTCCCTTTTTGTCCCAATAAAAAAATGGTACAATTTGTGATGATTCGGTTAATCTACCGGGTTCATTTAAACAAACTCTAACTCTATACCCATCATCATCAAAAACAAAATTTATCGGCATCGGACCGTTTAAAGTTCCTAACTGAGACCTAAACAAATTCACATATTCATCGGGGTCAAGAATTACCGGATTGTATTGTCCGTAATATCTATTTTGTAAATCAAATTCCTCGATACCAACTTCATTACTTATCGAAATGAGTTGTAAAACATCACCATTTAATATTTCTTTATTCGTATTAAATGGATAGGTTGATGTGTACCCTGTGTTAGAGAAAAAATCTTTATAACCATAATCGTTATTAGTGTCTAATCTATAGTTAATGTAGAGTCCCAACATTTCTTTAAAACTTTGATATGATGTTGGTCCAATATTTCTAACAACGGAACAGTTTGGGTCCAAATTTGGGTCTACACATATCTCTTTTATAAATTCGTCTCGAGGACCCAAATCCATTACTGTGGTTGGGTGTCTTAAGGTACTGAATTGATTTCCAGCGGATATTGTTTTTTGAAAAATGGATAAAGAACTATTCCATTTTGTAGACCTATAATAAAATCTTTTTACCGCGGAGTTAGATGTTTTTTCTTTTACTTTATAATAAACTAAATTTTCACAATAATTTGTTCTTCTGACGTTTAAATCCAATTCTTCCTCGTTGTCCCATCGTACTTTAGCTTTAAATGGGAACAAATACAATGAACCACCTAACCAATTATCAAAAAATGAATAATTTACAATACCCTCACAGAATACTTTGTTTACTAATTTTCTTCGAGCATACTCCCTAATTAAGGTTCTCTGCGTGTTCCAATTTTCAGTATTAGCGGCAGGTATAATGCTGTAAACACCAAATCTAAATTCTGAAAACCCACTTCTGGTTGTACAAGATGCACATGGATTCAATGTGGCACCTGTAACATATGCGGATTGACCTACCGCCATCAAACCAGATGATGTACAAGATGTTCCCGCAACCGCAATAACTTCACTTGTATCATCATAATTTGCGGTAACTCCCGTTGCGCAATATGTTAAATTTACGATACCACTATCGTCGTAAATTGTGTTTTGTGATAAACATCCTTCAGGAAGAGATGTGGAATCAAATGTGCTAGTTGATGAACCTGTCAGTGGAAAATGGTTATCATAAATTTCATAAGTAAAACCTGTCCAAACATAATCTTTAGGTATCGACAAATCATTCCAAACCAACCATCCGTTTACATTTGCACTATCTCTTCCTAATAATCCGGTGGTTGCTCCACAAGTATAAGTACCCATTAATAGTTGAGTTGTTAGACCTGTTGTCAATCCACTTAATGCCATTAAATCAGAAGATTGTGCATATGCGTGTGGTAAATAAGAAATTAATTTAACGTAATATGTTCTACCGGTAACCGCGCCTGTTATAATATTACTATGTATTGTTGATAATGATTGACCATATGGTCCATATGTCGAATAAGAGGTCAATCCACTCGTTGGATTTTCGCTTAAAAAATATTCGTTTATTCCACTATCATAATCACATATAAAAATTTCAGTGTCATTAGTATCACAATCTCCAACGTCACTTGCTGTGTTTATTCCAGAAACTAAAGATAATGAACCTGTTCGCAAACACACTCCCGTCACGGATGAACCACTAAATGGTATTGATAGGTTTGTTAAAACACCTGTGGTACAGTCAACATATTGATAAACACTAGTTGATGAAGCCGGCACCCCAAAATCGTAAGTATCACAATTAACTAATAAAGTCAATTTGTCTCTCACTGCAGTTCCTTGACCAATTTTATTATAAAGTGTGGATGGGTCTGACGATGTGTTTATTGTTGCACCACTAATCTCAACCTCATCACAAGATTCACACTCAGGGTAGACAACAGTGCTCAAATACACTGTACCTAATCTCTGAAGTGGTTCAATAACTTTCGCGTCCATCCAATTGAATGGGGACCAATCAATAATTGTTACCCCCAAAGCTCGAATATAAATTCTAAATTCATATAACGCTTGAAACGGTACTATTATAACTTGTAACGCCTGAACAAATGCAGTATATATAACTCTTTCGAATGCGTTTAAAATTATCGCAATTAAAATGGCGAAACTAAACTTTTTCCATGCGTAATTTATTGGTGGAGTTACAACAGTTGATTCACAATCCTCTTCAATTTTGGGTGCGATATCTTTTATACCCAAAAAATTATCTTTATTTCCTTTAAAATGTCCACCCATATAAGATGAAACCGAATATACTTTATTGTATGTAAATCTAAAAAAATAATCTTCGGGAAAATAACTATCAAATGTTTGGTTAAAAATTACTGAAGTGTTTGTTGCTGACGATGGATAGTCGTCCCAATTCAATGAAAACGCATATGATGCATCTATGTCATTGGAATATTCTCTAATGTTTGGCACCAAATAACTTCCAACATATCTAACTCTTGCCAAATTTTGGTTTTTACCTGAAATTCTAAATCTATAACAAGAACTCGTTGGGATACCTTTATTGGGGTCATTCGTGATTTCCGTTTCACCAAATTCATTTGTGTAAACATACTCCATATTCATTGGTAAGGGTATTACGAATGAACCGTCTTCATCAATTTCTTCTTGAAATTCGTATGTTTCTAATATTGGTCTACCTAATGAATCTTTATTTGATGTGAATCGAATCATTTCAACTTCCGCAGCAAACGTTGTTAAATCACATTTTCGACCCATATCTTTTCTTGGTGTACAGTTCTTGTTGAGCGTGTTAACTCCCTTGTCTGAATATATTGAACCTAATAGATACGCTTTAGGTTCAATTTTTACACCTTTACTTGATAAGTCAAAATCCGTTCTTGTAATTCCGATTTCACACAAATCTTCGTTACCCCAAAAAGGATAAACTTCAACTGTTTGATTGAAAGAAACAACTTGAGGTAAAGTATCTAAATCATTAGAAGATTTAAAAGTGTAACTATTTTTAAATTTATCAACCCCCAATCCTTGTCTAATAAAATCATCTGGTCTCAATGAAAAACATCCGATATCTGATAAATCGACATCAACATGAACCAATTGTGTCCCAACAGGGACACCCCATATCATAAAATCACCGGCATCATTAGTTTTAACTGTGTATTTGTAATATTTTTCGTAAACTTCAAGAATTTCTTCTCTTGTCAATATATCTTTTTGGTCAGGGAATGTTCCTGTTGGTTCATGACCACCGTGTTGTTTTCGTGACGGTAATAGATTATATCTATAACCATTTTCATTTTTATCTTCAACTACGGTAAATGGATATAATGCTGACACCACAGGGTCCTGTGAATCTTGTTCCGATATGGGTATAAAAATTGAAACTCTTGCGTTCGGAACACCGAAACCGTTATTAACAAATATTCTACCGCAGACAACGCCATAATCTGCACACATTGAAGAATACGCTTCGGTCTGTGTAAATTTAAGAGATAAAATCTCCAATAAGTCAAAGTCATTTTTTAATTCAACTACAACTTTTTGGTCTTTACCTATATTTGTGGAAATTCTGTGTTTCTGCATTCTTCTATAAATAGAAAATTATGGATTTCCAGAAAAATAAATAAAAATTAAATTAGAATGTAGTCGTTCCTAATGTTTTAACTCTAACTTTAATATCTTTTTGTGGAAATCTTATCTGATATATTTGATTAGATTTCATATAAATGGTTGAATCCGCTTGAGAAATCTCTTTAGTGTTTGAATTTACATATGACTGAGCAACTTCTGATGATGAATATTCACCACCAACGTTGTTAAATACTCGAATATCTACAGCGTTAACCACACCATTTACCTCACCGATTGTTCTATACAAATCACCAACAAATAATGGGTCTCCCATTTTTCTTTTTTCAATCGAAAAGTAATTTACTGTGTTTTCAATAATTGTCCTTACAATATCTGTTTGATTACCATTTTTATCAATAACAACGTCAACTTCTAAAGTAAAATCAACAACCTCACCACTTTCAACTTCCAAGAAATCATTTACCATTCTATATTCAGCTAAATAACTTAAAATATTGTTTTTTAAAGTGTTTGAAACAGTATCGATTAAATTACCATTTTCATCATAAGAAAGTAATTTAATTTTTATTTTATTATCTTCTTCCATCACATTAACTTTGGCGGGTGCTCCGTAAGTTGATGGCATTGTTTCGATTAATGATTTGTAATCGTTTAAGGTTACTGCTCTGTTTTGTGCTGAGAAATTATATGCAATCATATTCCTGACCTCTTCAATCGTAGGTTGGTCAGCACCACCTACAGCAGGTGTTACGTTTGTTACTATTAATGAATTTTGTACCTGAACATTAGTGTTTGAGTTTGGTCCATTCACAACAAACTCAACACTATCAACACTTGTGATAATATCAACACCGATGTTACTATCTTGTCCCCCACCAATCCTATACTTTATGAATAATGTAGTGTTTGATTTAGGTAGTGCACCAAGTGATAAGTTGTTTAAATAAGTACCTAAACTAACTCTTAAATTCCCTTGGTTGTAATTATCTAAATTATCTAATGGATTTACATTACCAGAACCAAATGTTACTGAAAAATAATTTTCAGGAGTATACTCAGTGATAAATTTATTTGTTACAGGAATATATGTTCCTGATATGAAATTTTCCGTATCTGACGCACTTGTGGGGTCGGGAACGAAAACTTTGTCTTGAATTAAAGACTTAACTTCGTACCATTTGTTTTCTGAACCTAAAAATTCAGAGTTAGTTGGGTTGTTTACAAAATTGGTACCGTCTTTATGGATTACCCCACTTACTCCCAAAACATTTTGTTCGGGTAGGAATAATTTTAAAAATGGTTTTTGGTCAACTTCTGTTATAACTTTTCTGAATATTCTTGTAACACCATTTACCACCGCCTCTCTTTTTACAATAGAATAAGAAATCAATCTATTATTACCATCAAAATTTGGAATTTTTAATCTATTTGGTTCACCTCTTTTATTAAATGGATTAGAAAAATCAATATCGTCAATTGTTTCAAAAACTTGTCCTCCACCCGATACTTGTGCTCCCGATTTAATTGTACCTAAATAACGTTCATCTTCTTTGTCCCCTCTTACGGGTACTTGTATTGTGAAATCACATAATGCAACGGATGGCCTGTTACCTGGTATTCTCATCCCATATGTTTTAGCAATATGGTACAATGATTGTCTTTGTTGTGCAAAATCCAACATTGTTTCTTGCCAAACTCTATCAATATGAAAATGTAAATTATCGGTAACCGCGGCGTTCAAATCTAATAAAACAGAATATATTGACGCGTCGTTTGTATTCCTAATTAAGTCGGGATAATACTCTCTTGTTAAATTAACTAATTCCTGTCTTAAACTAGCGAAATCTCTGACAGCATATGATATTTTTTTTGCCATGTTATATATTAATAATTATAAAATCTGAGGAAACAAATGGTTCATTGTTTATATCATAATCAATTCTCACTTTAGCGGTGTACGGTTTAGTGGAATAGTCGGACACTCTAAATAGTCTTGAGTCTTCATCTTCTTGTGGACTAATTGGTTCTTCAGGGTCTTGGTCGGCGGGAGTTACTCTAATTGATTTTATTTCTAAATTTGGAATATAATCTCGAACTGAAGTTCTGATTTCATCTTCAATCTGTCCCCATGTAACCGCGTCGTTTGGTTCAAAAATAAATTCAAACAATCTGGTACCAAAATCGGGTAAATAATATCTCGAACCTTTCCTTGTTAATAACAAGTGAATTAGGTTTGCACGAATCTCTCTTTCGGGTGTTTCGGTCATAACCAAAAAATCACCTTTTGGACTAATTCTGAATGGAAAGTCTATACCATATGTAATCGCCATATCAATAAATATAACTAAAGAAGAAATACTAATAAATAAAAAATCCCAACCGAAGTTGGGATTGTATATTGTTTGGATTTTTTGCTCCTTTTATGACCAAACAAAGTAGATGAATAGACGTGTTATGTAATTTCTCATGGAGCCACCTACAGTTACGAACCACAACCTTCACATTCAAAAGGTGAATCTGTTGGTCTTGATGGGTTAACCATCTCTACCACTTCCTCCTCTTGATTATTTTGGTTGTATGAAGCACTTTGTACCTCTTTGGTTTCAACTGTGGGTTTCGCTGTTGAGGTATCAATACCTAAACCTTTTAATGGGTCAACAGCCGCTCTGGTTCTAAGATAATACATACCAGTTTTCAAACCAAGTTTCCACCCATACAAATGGGCCGCCAAAACTTTGGTTTTGTTTGCATTATCAATAAATAAATTTAATGATTGCGATTGGTCAATATATATTGACCTGTTTGCCGCCATGGTTAATATTCGTTTTTGTGACATTTCCCAAACTGTTTTGTAAACTTCTTTTACATCAACAGGTATTTCAGGGATGTTTTGTACCGAACCATTTTCCATGATTAATTTTTTCTTTAATTCATCTGACCACAAACCTCTTTCAAGTAATTCATTAACTAAGTGTTTGTTGATTACGATAAACTCACCACCCAAAGTTCTTCTTGAGTATAGGTTTGATGTAAATGGTTCAAACGCTTCGTTATTACCGAGGATTTGCGCGGTTGACGCGGTTGGCATCGGAGCAACCAATAAAGAATTTCTAACACCGAATTTTACGATTTCTTTTCTTAATGATTTCCAATCCCATCTACCACTTGTGTCTTTGTCCGTTTTACCCCATAATTCGTATTGGAAAATTCCTTTTTCTATTGGAGACCCAACAATAGTTTCGTATGGACCGTGAACTTTTGCTAAATCTTTTGATGATGTTAAAGCGGCAAAGTAAACGGTTTCAAATATTTCCACTTGTAATTGGTCCGCTTTTTCACTTTCAAATGGTAAATCCAACATACAAAAAACATCGGCTAAACCTTGAACACCTAAACCAACTGGCCTATGTCTCATGTTTGAATTTTTTGTTTCCTCTGTGGGGTAAAAATTCAAATCGATAACGTTGTTTAGGTTTTTTACTACTTGATAAACATACTCATAAAGAAGTTCGTGACTAAACTCTTTGTCGATAATGTATTTTGGTAATGCAATCGATGCGAGGTTACAAACTGCTTGTTCGGTTGGACTTGAATACTCAATAATTTCAGTACACAAGTTTGAAGATTTAATTGTACCTAAGTTTTTTTGATTTGATTTGTAATTGGCGGCATCTTTATATAACATATAAGGGGTACCAGTTTCAATTTGTGCAGTCAAAATCGCGTCCATTAACTTTCTCGCTTTCACCACTTTTCTTGCCCTACCTTCTTTTTCATATCTCTCATAGAGTTCAGTAAACTCTTGAGTGAAAGAAAATGGGTCGTCATAAACGTCTGATAATCCTGGCGCTTCGTCAGGTGAAAACAAAGACCAATCCCCATCTTCCTCAACCCTTTTCATAAACAAGTTTGGTGTCCACATTGCCAAGAACAAATCTCTCGCTCTCATTTCTTCTTTACCGTGGTTTTTTCTCAAATCAATAAATTCAAACACGTCTGAATGCCATGGTTCAAGATAAATTGCAAAAGAACCTTTTCTTTTTCCTCCTTGGTTAATCCACCTTGCAACTTCATTGTAAGTTTTCATCATCGGAAGTAAACCATCGGATTCACCTCCTGTTCCCTTAATATAAGAACCTTTAGCCCTAACATCATGAACGTGAAGACCAATCCCCCCTGCCCATTTAGAAATCTTAGCAACGTCTTTAATTGTATCAAACAAACCATCAATGTCATCGCCTTTATTTCCAATTAGGAAACAAGATGACATTTGTGGTCTACGGGTACCAGCGTTGAATAAAGTGGGTGTTGCATGTGTATAAAAATGTTGAGACAAATCATCGTAAATTCTCAATGCCATTTCTAAATCGCCATTACAAATACCCACAGCAACTCTCATATACATGTATTGTGGTCTTTCAACAATTCTTTGACCAATCTTCAAAAGGTAAGAACGTTCAAGAGTTTTGAATCCAAAATAATCAAAATCAAAATCTCTTTCTTGCACAACGGCACCATCTAAGGACTCTCTATTTTGAATTACAAATTGATAAACTTCATCTGAAATTAATGATGATTCTTTACCTGTTTTTGGTTCATTAAAAGAATAAAGTTCTTTGATACATTGGGAGAACTTTTTTGGTGTGGTTTTATGTAGGTTTGATACCGCTAATCTACCCGCTAATTTTGCGTAATCGGAATGGGTGGTAACCATAGACGCAGCCGTTTCTGCCGCTAAAGTATCTAATTCAGTAGTTGAAATACCGTCATAGATTCCTTGAGTCACCTTAAGTGTTACCAGTGTCGGGTCAATGTACTCTAAATTTAAATCATCACAGAAATATTGAATTCTTCTGGTGATTTTGTCATATCTCATTTCTTCCAATGAGCCGTCTCTCTTTTTTACTTTCATACTCTAATTAAAAATCTATGTCGTCAAATGATGTATCCATATCTTCAATAGATACGTTATTGTTTACTCCCGCTTTTTGATATTCCGCAACCCTTTTTTCGAAGAAGTTTGTTTTTCCTTGAAGTGCAATGTTTTGCATAAAATCAAATGGATTCTCAACGTTATAAACTTTAGAACAATTTAAAGACATTAACAATCTGTCCGTTACAAATTCTAAATATTGAGACATTAAATCCGAGTTCATACCTATCAATTTTACAGGTAGTGCCTCTAAAATAAATTCTTTTTCAATTTCTAAAGCCCCACAGATAATGTCTTTAATTCTTTTTTCACTGAGTTTATTCTCGATGTGATTATTAAATAAATGACACGCAAAATCACAGTGCATTCCTTCATCTCTTGAAATAAGCTCATTTGAAAAGGTTAAACCAGGCATTAAACCACGTTTTTTGAGCCAGAAAATAGAACAGAATGAGCCAGAAAAGAAAATACCTTCCACCGCGGCAAACGCTATGAGTCTTTCGGCGAATGTTCCTTTCTCAATATATTTTAGTGCCCACTCAGCCTTTTTCTTTACCGCCGGTATAGTGTCAATTGCGTTGAATAATTTACTTTGTTCTTGTTTGTCTTTGATATATGTGTCAATAAGTAATGAATATGTTTCACTGTGAATGTTTTCCATCATGATTTGAAATCCATAAAACATTTTCGCTTCGGTATACTGAACCGCGTTAACAAAATTCATTGCAATATTCTCATTCACAATACCGTCAGATGCTGCAAAAAAAGCCAACACATTTTTTATAAAATGTTGTTCATCTCCGTTTAGTTTATTTTCCCAGTCATAAATGTCTTGCGCTAAATCAATTTCTTCCGCAGTCCAAAAACACGCTTCTTGTTGTTTGTAGTACTTCCAAATGTCGTGGTGTTCGATTGGAAAAAGGACAAAACGTCCTGGATTTTCTTTTAAAATCTTCTCTATCATGGTGATAATAATTATTAGTTTCGGTTTAAAGTTTCTTGTCTTTTAATGAACGCATCTTTTATTCTTTCAGAATTGTTCTTTTGTTTTTCTTCCTTGTGACCAAGGAGAGTTGTTTGAGACTCAGTATCAATGACTAATAGTCTATTATCAAACTTACAGTTTTGCCATATAATACCGTCACGACCGATTCTTGACTTAAGTAATGTCATAGTCGCTAAATTGTGTTCTTTTTGTTCAATAGTTTTTCCTATAGAAAGAATCACGTGTGCAATTTGAGCCTTTTTGATTGACCCACCCATTTGGTCACTATTTACAACCTCGGATGAAATTGATTCTCGGTTACCTTGAGTGGCCGTCCATATTACAATCCCAAATTCACTCGTCATTGACTCTAAACTTCTCATTACTGAACCTTCACCTTTCCATTCCTCACCAAAATTTGATTTTTCGGGACTAATACAATCTACATAGTCAATCACCAATAAATCAATTTTATTCCCTTCAGAAATTCTTTTTCTTAATCGAGATTTTATTTCAGATATAGTTACCGAATCACTTGGTAATTTTAAGATGTCCAAACTACCTTTACTTTGACTCTGTACTTGAACAATTTTTTCTTTTACAAAATCTTTGTTTTCGGGTTGTTCATCAGGAGCAACACCGGACCATATTGTGTAATGTTTCTTTTTGATGTTATCGGGGTTATCTTCAAAGAAGATTTGAAGAACGTTATATCCGTGAAGATATGCTGTATTTGAGAAAAGAGATAGAATGGTGGTTTTACCCGTACCGGTTGGTGCAAGAATAACACCCAACTCACCGACACCTAATCCACCTTTTAGTGCAGAATCTAATCCTTCAATTCCGGTAGGTATTGGTTGTCTATTATCCTTTTCTAAAGCGGCGTCGATGTTGTGGAACACATCTATAGATTCCTCGGGAGGTAATCCAACTTGAAGTGCTTTTTGAATAATACCCTCTATTTTGTGGTACTCTTGAAATTTACCGTTTTCAATAATCGCGGTCACCATTTTGAGTTCTTTCTTTAAATTCTGTTGTTTACAGAAATTCAAAGCCTCCTCTCTAACCATAGGGTCTTCTTTGGTGTTTTCTTTGATATCATGGATGGTATCTAAGTGAATCCTGGCGGATTCTTGGGAACCTAATTCCAAAATTATTGTTTGAGACAAACTTTGGTAATCAGGTATATTTCCGTATTTCTGATAATATTCTTTTATGTGAGCAGTAATGAAACGAAAAGAACTATTATCAAAATATTTGCTATCGATTACGTCAATAATTTGCTCACCGTATTTTTTATCTTCAATAATTGATTTAATTAACGTTTGTTGAAATGACGCACCGAGGAATCCAAAATTTTTTTCTGACATAGTTTTTAATTTATTATAATTGGTAGTTTAAATAAGTTGTTTCCAAATCTCTAGATGATAAAATATCGGTTAAATCCGACAAGTATCTCTTTAAATATGGACGAATGTCTACCGTGTATCTTACCTTTGGGTGGAAGATATCCGCGGGAAACATCCTTTGAATAAATACATCGTCACCCATCTTAATCTCCAATAGGAAATACTCTTTTTCGTTTTGTTCTTCGGTTTCTGCAACCTCTAAACCGTAAAAATAATCACGATTTTCGTGTAGATAATCCAAAGTTTTTGTTTTCAAATCACTACTAATATCATCACAAATATTTTTTATGTAGTAATGTAAATCCATGGAACGTCGCGACTTAGAATTATGTTCCCTAACGTTAAAGAAACGTTGACAAATAATGTTTCCTTCTAATGTTAAAAGGAATTCAAACTTGGTTACTTCTTGGTTACTCATTGTCTTTGATTTTAATTAATTTTTTATTTTTTTCTTTTCTTGTTAATCTTAAAAATGGATTGAGAAAGTTTATCCACGCATCGTCCGATTTTGGTAACAGTAAGAATATACCATCCTCCATCATCATCTTCATGGTGTTCTTGTATGAACGACCCTCTGGGTCAATCAAATCATTTATTAGTGAGTTTATTGAGTCTCTTGCATCTTCAGTTAAGAAAGGATTCTCAAGACTTACAATACGACTATTGACATCAAAAAATTCTTCACCTAAAACTCCGTATTTGGTTACTCCGGTCAAAAGATTTTTTACCAAACGATTATCATTGTCTTCCTCAAATAGATTATTGAATCTATTGAGAATAAAATCAATACTTATCTCTTCTGTTTTAATCTCGGGAACCATTGTTATCAACCTACGTACACCCAAATTTTTAATGCCCGCAATATTATCAGACGGGTCTCCACATATCATTTTGACCAACTTTATGTTCTGTATAAGAATCTGTTCGTGGTCATAGACAAACATATCATTTGGTTGATACATTTTGCTATGAGATGGATTAAAGAGTTTGGTATTTTCTGAAACCAATTGTGTTAAATCCCCATCAGAAGAAAAAATTATTTTATTTTCTTTAGGTGAGTTTTGGGTATAATATGCTATCGAATCATCCGATTCACAGAATTCATATTCTCCTTGTCTAACAAAGAGTTCTTCTAAGTATTGTTTGATTCTATTTCTTTGTTTGCCATAAGAATGTAATTCTTCTTCTGACCTAATCCGAGATTTACGATTTTCTTTATATTGGTGGTAGAACCTTTTTCTAGTGATAGACCCATCTTGGCCATCCCAAAAAACAACAATTTTATCTAATCGATGAATTTCAATTGTTCTTCTTAATGTGTTGATAAAATGATAAATCCCACCAATATGTTCTCCCTTATAAAAGTGATTTTTTAATCCAAAAAAACCAATAGTAAGTAAATTATCACCATCTACTAATAATACATTAGACATTAATCATCACTCTTATAGGGTTAAACAAAAATTAATCTTCTTCTTCGTAATCGTAAGTTGTTGATTCTGCTAAATCAAAATCGCTAACACCCAATTTCTCTTTCCAAAAATTTGAATGTTCTTTTTTATACGTTTCTAACGCTTCTTTGGTGTCTGAAATGTATCCGTTATGAACTACAATAACTTTACCGTCTTTATAACCTAAACCGTTAACGTGGTTTTTAAGGATTGAAATTTTAGTTCTAACTGCATATGCAATCTTTCTACCATCTTTAACTGCGTCAATGTGGTTGATTCCTGATTTCTTTTGATTTCCGAAAAGGAAAACTAATGCTGACGCTAACCAAAGAGCTTCACCACCTTTCGCTTTAATTTCAGGTTGACCAAATGGATTATCAGGTAATTCAACCCATGGCTGATTAACCACCACCATTGTCAAGTAATATGGATTTTCTTTAGTTGGGTAATCTTCCTTTTTTGATTTTGTAATTCTCGCGTGAATACCCATACCTATTTTGTCAGAGAGTACACTTGCGTTGTGTTGTTTACCACCTTTACCATCAAAGGTCATTTTACAAGGTATCGAACCAATAGAATCCCAACAGAATAAAATATGTCTCGGAATTTCACCTTTTTCATGAGCTTCAATAACTTCGTTCATAAAATCAGTTGCTTGTTCGATGTATTCAAATGAATCGTTAAAAATGAAATCACCGACCCATTCTCCATCAGAGTTTTTCTCGGCTTGGAATCCTAGTTCAAGAGCATGTTCCCATTTCCATTTTCTTTCGGTTATGATTAAGACTGGTAAATGACCTTTCTTTTGTGCGTCAACCGCGGCTAAAATCATTGCGGTTGTTTTTGATGAGTTAGTATGTCCTAAAAACATATTAATGTTACCCATCACAGGACCTGGTAGCCCACACGCATTATTAAACGCTTCACCACAGTAATAAAAATTCTCGTCCTTGTATTTTGTTTTAGTGGAGAATTTGGATATATAATCGAATTCTTTTTTCTTGATTGCCATTGTATGAATAATATTTTTAATTAAAAAAGAAGAACTTGGGCACAATATCTATGTATGTACCCAAGTTCACTTTAATTAGAACGGTAAATCATCGTCCCCTTCAGCGTCTTCTTGTGGGTCAAATTCGGGGGTTGAGGTCTTTACGGGAGCAACGGGTTTGGACATTTGAAACTCTTCTGTCGAGTTTGAAACATACTTACCTGTGGTGGTATCCCATCTTGGGACTTCACCTTTAGCAACCATTTCTAAATATTCTTCTGGTTTTTTAGAGTATACATCACCCCAAACCAACTCGTCATTCAACCAAGTTTGTGCCACATCATTATCGGTATGTAGTGGTGATTGGTCCTCGGGAATTATTGAGGTGATACTTGTGTACTCTCTACCATTACCCGCTTTGGTAAGATTCAAATTGATAATCAAATCCCTACCTTTTTGTGGGTCGGTAATATCTCCTTTGTTTTTGAAAAGAGGGTAAATTTTGTCCAATACACCTTCACTCTTAGTGTTGTGCTTGAATCTCCAAAATTTTACACCGTCTTGTTCTCTTTCTCTATCGATTACTTTGACAATATAAAATTTACGTGAGCGATACTGACGAGCTAAAACCTTGTCTTGTTCGTCTCCAGTCATCATAAGACCTTCGTAGACCTCGTTCAAGGGTGAACGTTTTCCGTCTTTACTTGGGTCATATAATTTAATCCAATTACCGTCGACTTGTACTTCATGAAAGTACGCCTCTTTGAACGGTGAACCACCATCGTCAGATGGGAGTATTCTAATTCTTCTTTCACCACTTCTTTCACCTTTTGGTAACAGGGTGGTAAAATACTTTTTCATTCTATCCTCTTGGGATACCTTGTTTGCACTGCCGCCCGCGGCTTGTTTGTTTTTTTCGTACTGTGCTAGTACTGATTCTACTGTTGACATATTATTTGTTTTTAAATTGTTAGAAATGTATTTCTATGTAAAGTATAGACAAAAAAAGTCAGATTACAAAATCTGACTCTTCTTTTTTTAAAAAATATTTTCGAGGGTTACTCTAAAGTTAAAAGATACAACAATTTGTTCAAAGAACCAAGTATCTCATCCCTTAAGTTTAATAGGTCCGTATCTTCGGTCTCATCTAAATCCATAGAAAACTCAATAAGAGCTTTGGTACAAACCTTAATCATATCAGTCGGGTTGATATCGGTCAAGTTTACCATTTCGATTGACTTTGTGTCATCTTCTAAAGTAAATCTACCATATTTACCCATTGATATCTCAACAAACTCATCTATAAGGTCATTTAAAGTATCATAAGTCTTACCAAACGCCTCGTGTCTGGCGATTCCTTTTGTTTGCCAATGAAATATTCTTAATTGAATTTGTAAACCAACTAAAAAGTTTACTTTAGTACTTAAATTCATCTTCTTCTGTTTCTCCGTTGAATGTATCCTTTATCATATCGGTGGAATAATTGTCAATATCTTGTTTGGTTAAAACATATTCATTTTTACCACTTTGTTCCATTTCAGATTGTTTTTGTGAGAAAAATTGTTGTGGGTTTAGATTGAACGGATATGAATCAAGTGAACGCATCTCTAATTTTTCTTGAGGTGTTTTTTCTTTCATCATATCGACCTTGTTACCTAACTCCTCAATTTTATTCATTACCGCGTCCATTTGTGATAATTTTTGTTCCAAGTCGGTTAACTTATCAAATACGGTATCCATTTTACTTACCACACCACTATTGTCTGATTTAGTATCATCTAAATCTTTTTTAATTGATTTTGTCATGTTTACTAAATCTGTAATATCGATTTCTTCCGTGTCTTCAGACGGTGGAGCACCCGCCGCTGGCTCCATAGGTGTAGCACCCGCTACCGGGTCGGCTGGCGGAACATTTGGGTCCGCGGGTGGTACGTTAGGGTCAACAGGTGCGGCGTCGACTGGTGGTGGAACATCTCCCTGTTCCAATAAAGTAGTTGTGTATTTATTAATCGCGTTATATCTCGCGAGTTCTTCCATAAGTGTTTTTTCTAATTTTTTCATAGTTAGTCTTGTAAAAGTTGTCTACCGTCTTCGGTTATAAATTTTTTATTTATTCTTTCAACTATACCATCTTTAGACCTGA